TTGGGGCATTAAGAGTGGCGAAGGCTGGGAACGCCCTACACCTTCAGCAATGGATACCTTCAACCCAGAAGATAACTTCGGCTACGGAGGCTCGCAAGTAGATAGTAGCGATAATAGTGCTAACTTCGGGTGGTCGGGCGGCACACACGGGGATGGCTCTTCAGGACCAGACTCAAGCGGCGGTTTTGGAGGTTTTGATGATGGTACTGATGCGAGCGACGCGGCAGCAGCGGACCAAGGTTACTGGTAGATTTAAAGGAGCTTTAAATGGCATTACAATCGATTAATTTTCCAGCAGGAATACAAAAGGAAAACACTAACTACTCCTCAGAGGGTTCTTGGTTTGACTCGGATAAGATTCGCTTTAAATCAGGCAGACCTGAGCGTATCGGGGGGTGGGCTAAAAAATTCGCCGAGACTCTGGACGGAGTGGGGCGCTCTGTTTTAGTGTGGCGTGCTAATAATGGTACAATTAATACAGTATATGGTACACACAAGAAGCTATATGTAGAGCAAGGTGGTGCTTTAAATGACATCACCCCACTAAGAAAAACAATAAACCCCGCAGCTAGTAACACTTTAAGCAGCACCTCCTCATCTAAAACAATCACAATTACTGATACTTCCCATGGCAGCAATACGGGAGACTATGTAACACTGTCTGGTTTCACAATGGGCTCTTCTGGCCTGAGTACTACTGAAGTGAACGCCAACCACGCCATGACAGTACTAACAATTAACACATATACTATCACAGTGACAACAGCGGCAACAGGTACAGCGTCTTTCGGAAGTACAGCAGGTATCCTACAATATGAAATCTCTATTGGTAATGTAGACGAAGAATTTGAATATGGGTGGGGAACAGGTACTTGGGGAGCTGGCACTTGGGGAACACCTCGTGCTACCTCAACAATTAAACTAAATCCTAGGATATGGTCGTTGGATACATTTGGAGAGGACCTAATAGTTTCCTATGGAGAGTCCAAACTATATACATGGGATTTCTCAGGAGGTACGGGTAATAGAGCCACCGTAGTTGCCAACGCACCTACCCAGAATAACACAGTATTAGTATCTAACCCAGACAGACACGTAGTTATATTTGGCTCTCATGACGGTACTGAGTTCGACGCACTATTAGTAAGATGGTCGTCTCAAGAGAACTCTACAGATTGGACTGCCTCTGCCACCAATACTGCCGGTAGTCAAAGACTTTCAGGTGGTTCTAAAATTGTAGGAGCTAGACGAGCTCAGGGACAGGTACTTATTTGGACAGACACCGATTTACACTCTATGCAGTTCACTGGCCCACCATTTACTTTCGGTTTTCAGCAGATTGCATCCCAGTGTGGTGCCGCTGGTCCGAACTCAATGGTTATAACAAACTCAGTAGCCTACTGGATTGGACAGCATAACTTCTATGTATATGATGGTTCCGTAAAAGCACTACCTAGCCCGGTTCGTAGATTTGTCTTTGACGACCTTAACCTACAACAACGTAGTAAAATTGTAGCAGGACTAAACCAAGAGTTTCAAGAAGTGTGGTGGTTCTACCCTTCTGCATTAAGTACAGAGAACGATAGGTATGTTATCTTTAACTATACGGAAAACGCATGGTCAGTTGGTACTATTAACCGAACCGCTTGGGTTGATAGAGAGGTGTATAACTTACCTATTGGGATTAAATCAACAGGACAGGTCTATGACCACGAATCAGGAGATAGTGACGATGGCTCGGCTATATCAGCATTTATTGAGTCTGCTGAATTCGACTTAGGGGAAGGCGATGAACTGTTCTTTATGAATAGAATCATCCCTGATATTACACAAGAGACAGGTACTCTTGACATAACATTTAGCACTAAGCTATATCCACACGATTCCGCAACAACATACGGCCCGTTTACAATATCTAACTCTACAGAGAAAGTAGATACTCGTGTTAGAGCAAGGCAGATGAGTATTAAGTTTGCGTCAAACTCCGCAACAGGAGATAGATGGCGTATTGGTACCCCTAGAATTGACATTAAACCATCAGGAAGGAGATAGTATGGCGATTTTATTGAAAGAGCGTTTCCCAATCCCCAGAGAGGAGTATGACAGAGAGCAGTTTAACCAGATTATTAGAGTGCTAGAACTAGCGTTCCGTAAGGTTGATTTCGAGTTAGTTGATGATGCAGACCAACGTGTTGCAGAGGACTGGTTGTTTAGATGAGTAACTTTTTCAAATGCTCTGGAACCTCTTTAGTATCAACAGGTACTACCACCCTGTTGACAGCACCTGCCCAGTCGTCTTTTATATTAAGTAGTGTTATAATATCCAACACTAGCAGCAGTATAGTCACAATTAATATAGATTTCACTGATGATAGCGCAGGGTCTACCTATAATATCGCCACAGACCTAAGTATCGGCGCAAAGACGAGAGTCGAACTACTGGATAATTCCTTCGTATTAGAGGAAGGAGATTCATTTAAAGCGACACCTTCTGCGGGAGGAAGCATTGATGTTGTAATATCATATTTAGATAGGTACAGAGGCGGTTAGATGGCAGGTATACAAGACTTAGCACAACACGGAAGGGGCAACGATAGTATGATGGCCCATGTAACTCCAGGTGAAATGATGATTCCACCTGAGATGATGGCGCGCCACCCTGATTTACAGAAAAAGTTATACCAAGCATACGCTGAGGAAGGATTCGACCCGCGTCAATTTAAAGTAGGCTCTGGAATCACATCTCTAAACCCAGTAACAGGCAAACCTGAGTACGGGTTCTTTAAGAAACTATTTAAAATAGCAGCTCCTGTTGTGGGTTACGCAATGGGTGGCGCTATGGGTGCTGCTATTGGTGGCGCTCTAGCTGGAGCCTCTGACGGAGGTGGCTGGAAGGGCGGTTTAAAGGGAGCGGCCATTGGTTATGTAGGTGGCTCTCTTGCCGCCGGTGGAGCATTTGGCAGTACTATCGCCTCAAACGCAGGAATGGGTTTTGGCGGTGCTGCTGGCACGAAGGGTCTAGGCGGTTATGGCACCAAATGGGCAGGGTCGGGTAACACTTGGGGTCCTGATAAGGCAAAAGGTTGGTTAGACGGGGGCACACTAGGCGATAAAGCAGGCAGTAATCAGATGATGGCAATCTCAGCGCTTGGAGCACTAACAACAGAACCCGCCGAACTTGGTGCAGCGCATGTGCCTAACGATGACCCTGGAGAGCCTTTTGATATAGACAGCCCTACACCAGGTACTGATGGGTATAAAGGACACGAAATCACAGATGCGTCAGCAGGTTATGAAACAGGTTATAAAGACCATAAAGCAGTTAACATGCCTTATGCGTCTACAGCCTATGTAGAGAGTCCTTTAATCAAGCCGGCTGACTTAGTGATAGGTAACCCCAACATCACAGCAGAAGAGCTGATGGAGTACTACAAGCCAGTTGCATACAAAAGTCACGGCGGTATGATTAAGCACGGAACAACAGGAACAGCAGACGATGTACCTATCATGGCATCAAAAGGCGAATTTGTAATGACAGCAGACGCTGTCAGAAACGCAGGACAAGGCGACCCTAGAATGGGCGCCAAGAAACTATACGATTTAATGTACTCATTAGAGGGAGTAAGATAATATGGCAACATCAACAACCACAACCGTCGGAGGCATTCCAGAGTGGATGGAAGACTATGCCAAGAAGACAATGGCATCAGGACAAGGGCTCGCGGAAACTCCCTATTCAGCGTACGGTGGACAGCAGTTAGCAGGATTCTCTGCCCCTCAAACACAATCAGCTAATTTAGTACAGTCGAACGTAGGCTCAGGACAAGGCGCACTAGCCGCTTCTACTGGACTATCGGGCGAGCAAGCCAGTTATGCTAGACAAGGTATCGCGCAAGCAGGTGCAGGAACCCCTTTATTCGGACAGGGTGTATCTATGACAGGTACAGGCGCAGGCCTAACCAACGAGGCTGCGGCTGCAGCTAGAGGTGCCCCTGCTACGTTCAATGCAATGATGCCTGACCTAGCAGGACAGTATGCAAGCTCAGCACAAGCCTACGACCCTAAATCAGCAGGCGCCTTTATGAACCCATACCAGGATGCTGTAACTAAGCAGGGTCTTGATGAGATGCGTCGTCAAGGTACAATGGGACTTAATCAGATTGGTGCAAATGCTGTTGCAGGCGGAGCATTCGGTGGTGCGCGCCACGGTATAGCCGAGGCAGAGCATCGTAGAAATATGATGCAGAAGCAAGGCGAGTTCATTAACCAGTCTAACATGCAGAACTATGGACAAGCTCAGGGCGCGTCTCTACAAAACTTCCAGAACCAGATGGCTAGACAAGCAGGTGCGGCACAAGGACTTCAAGGACTAGGGCAAACAAGCTCAGGACTACAGTCAAATGTAGCAACTCAATTAGGTCAACTAGGTGGTCAGTATGGCACGATGGGCCAGCAGTTAGGTGCTCTAGGTAGTCGTTATGGTCAGATGGGCGCTACACAAGCAGGCATTGGTGCTCAATTAGGTCAGGTTGGTCAGACACAAGCAGACTTAGCTAGAATGTCTAGAGGCTTTACTGGCGATGACATCAGTAGTCTACAGAATGTGGGTAACTTACAGCAGGTACAGGCGCAACGTGGCCTAGACTTAGACCAAGCAGAGTGGAACAAACAACAGAAGTATCCGTACGAACAACTTAACTTTATGAGCGGTCTAATTAAAGGCACACCATATAGAACACAAAGCATGGCTACTACAGAAACACAGGACCCATCTAGAGCAAACCAGTTACTAGGTGGGTTAGCCACTCTAGCAGGAGCGGGTAAAGAATTTGGATGGTGGGGCAAAGAGTAGTTCTACGGGTTAAATAGGATAATTATATGAGTATTTCAGAAAAGTTACTAGAGTTCACTAAGTCTTTAGACCACAAGGATGAGTCTGCAGTAGATAGATACCAGCGAGAACAAGCTAAGATGTGGAGTGATGTCAAGGACCGCAACGAACTTGATAATATGTCTATGGCTG